GGAAAATATTTTCGATTAATTTGTTTTTGATGCTTGACAAGTGCAAGCTGCACCTTATAAAGTGCACGGAATGCAAACGATTGGATTAGTAATCACAGCACGCCATCGAGACAAGTGTCTACGGTGCGGTGGCCCAATTGAAAAGGACCTGAGCTGCATTCTTGTTCCACGAGAAGGAGTCATGCATTTAGACCGATTCTGTGAACTTGAGCAGATTGAACGCAGTAAAAAGGGCCACCCAGCAAGGAGGAACAATGATTGAAATGCTAACCGCATTAGTTTTTCTAATAATCATCGCTTCAGTTTGAAACTGCACCTATCGGAGGTACCATGACCACCATGATGGATAACACTGAATTTATCTGTGAATGGTCCGAAGAGGACTTTAAAACATACGGAGAATGGGTTCAAAAAGCAAAAATGTACGCTGAATCAAAAGACATCTTCAACGATATGCGACATAGCCAAATGGCTTACCGCATGGAACTCGTTTGGGAAAAGCAGATTCTGCCCCAAAATGTAGAGGAATACCTTGCAATCCCGAATTAACAACTGTGATGCGTGCGGCGCCGCATTGCCAGAGGACACACCATGGTTTCCAGATGACGGATGGTCTCTTGATTGGGCAAACTTCGGTGGTTACAGCCAGTTCATGGATGTTCTGGACGAACCGAACCGCCCTACGTGGACCCTTTGTCACGACTGTGTCGTCAAATTCCTAGAAACATTCCCAGCGCTAGCGGTTGACATTCCTCTAGGTGCGCACCCATCTCGTACGGAGGCACCGTGCTGTCCATGGTCTTACCGATTGTCGTGGGAAGACGGAGACGCAAGCGGAATTCTCTACCTCCCAGACGGCAATAACTGGAAGCAAGCTAGCTAACTCATCCGCCACCGTCACAACAAGACGTGATTTTAAACCTGAAAGCCCCGCTGTTCTGGCTTGTTTGATGCTGCTGCCGCCCGGGAAAGTTTTTCGCTGCCAGCCGGGTGCTTGACAAGACCCAGCAATGTGTGTACCCTGTCAGGCATAAAGGAGGGGGTAAAAATGATTGAGTTTATGTCCGCACTCGTATTTCTAGTGATACTGGCATCTCTGTAATCAAACAACGCACGTATAAACTAAAAGCGTGACCTCACGACTTTCGCTCGCAGACGACCATCTGGTTCTTGACTTCCCGTACGACGCAAATCAGGTCACTGAAATAAAAAGTATCCAAGGCGCAAAATGGGACAAAGTCTCTCGTGTCTGGAGAGTACCCATCAGCAGCATCGAACGCGTCCGGGATTTTGCAGCGGGGCATCAGTTCGTTATTGACCCAGATGTGCTGCTCTTCGATGTCCCAAAGCCGCTCACTAAGACCTCAGGTGTTGGAAGGAAAGGTGAATGGCTCTACCTCAGGTTTAGCTACGACCCGGTAAAAGTTCGAGCAGTCAAAGCTGTCCCCGGCATCACATGGGATACCAAAGAAAAAAGCTGGAGAGCCCCGTTGACATCAATCACTCAGGTAATAGCTTGGGCAGAAATGTTCGGTCTTGACACGCCGGCAGAAATAATCAACGAAGCTGCTCGAGTCAAAACCGTTAGAGAAGAAACAATCCTCGCATCAAAGGCAAAAGACGCAGAACTTGACATTCCCACGCTGACTGGGACACTACTTCCTTACCAAAAAGCAGGAATAAAATATGCCGTAGCTGCTGGAAGGAGTTTCATAGCCGACGACATGGGGCTCGGTAAAACGGTACAAGCAATCGGTGCGGTCGAACACGCAAACTCATACCCCACCGTTGTGGTTTGTCCGGCGGGGCTTGTTTTGAACTGGCGAGATGAATTCAACAAATGGCTGCCGCAACGCCGGGTTTCCGTCGTCACCAACCGCTCAAACTTCCCTGAGAAAGGAACATTTGACGTGCTTGTTATCGGCTACCCAAACATAACCCATTGGAACAAACTCCTTCTTGGTTACAACGGGTATGTATTCGATGAGTCGCATTACGCAAAAAGCCCGACAGCCCAACGCACGAAAGCTTCAGTGAAGATGGCACGTTCCGCGCCAGAAGGCGGCCTCGTGTTGTGTTTGACCGGGACACCCATTACCAACCGTCCCGCTGAATACGCATCCCAGCTCGACATCCTTGGCCAGCTCAACAGGTTCGGCGGCTTATGGGGTTTCTATCGAAGGTACTGCGGTGCGTTTCGAGACCGATTTGGCCAATGGCACATTGATGGCGCAACCAACCTTGATGAACTCAACGAAACACTGAGGTCAATTTGCTACATCCGGCGTACAAAAGACCAAGTGCTTGAAGAGCTGCCCCCAGTAAGGCACTCCCGTCTGGTCGTTAGCGGGACTTCATCTGGAATGAAGGAATACCGGGAAGCCGAAGCTGACATTATTGCTTACATAGTTGCTCGAGCAGAAGAAATCGCACGTGAACTCGGAAAATCACCAAGGTCAGCAGCCGTGCAAGCAAAAATCAAAGCCGAATCAAGCGAACACCTCGTACGCATCTCCGTTCTAAGAAAACTTGCCGCAAAAGCAAAAATTGATGCCGTCTACGAATGGATTGACCAAAAGATTGGAGCAGGTGAAAAGGTTGTTGTCGCCGCACACCACCGGGAAGTCGTTGATGCAATAGCCAACCATTACTGCGGACTGAAAATCCAAGGGGGAATGTCCGTCGAGGACGTGCAAGAAGCCAAGTTGCGATTCCAGACTGGGTCCATAGATGAAGCCCCGATTATTTCTTTATCTATCCAAGCAGCTAAAACCGGACATACGCTAACCGCAGCTCAAGAAGTTCTCTTTGTCGAGCTTCCATGGTCCCCGGCAGATGTTGACCAGACCTACAGTCGCTGTCATCGCCTTGGCCAGAAAGGTTCAGTGATGGCAACCTATATTCTTGCCTCTGGCACGATTGACGAGGAAATATATGACCTGATTGCCTCAAAGCGGGCTGTGGTAAACGCAGCCACAGAAGGTTCTTCCGACGAGGAATCTTCTGGCGGGGCTGAACAGTTAGTTATGAAGTTTCTTGAAAATGGGCTTGCAGCTTCCGACTGACATGGATACCATGTACACATGACTAAAGAAGAAATAATTGAAGAACTTGATTTGATGCTCGCAAACGGATTAATTGAAATAATAAGTGGGTTCGGAGATGAAGCAAAGTATGTAATCACCGACAAGGGTCGCAAATACCTGGAATCACAAGACCTGATGTGAGCAAAAAGCAAGCTCCACAGCAAACAGTCGTCTCCATTTCTCGCTACGGCGAATGGGGGAAAGTTGAGTACGCACATAAACTTGAGTGCGGGCACACCGAAATACGGAAACGCGCAACCCGCGCACCAAAAATTGCATGCGAACAATGCGTAAAAGCAAACACAGCAAAACAAATGCTGTCAAAATTTGTTCCCATCAAGATTGAAGAAGTATTTGACTGGGATGATGAGATTGCTTCATCAATAGCTAAAACCGAACAAGATATTGGTCGCCTTAGAGCCGGCATTGCAGCAAAGTTCAACATCGGACCAGAGTCAATCGATGTAATCACTGAGGAAACAGAAGAAGGAACTTTTGTTTCATATGTAGTTATCGTCCTAGATGCTGAACAAGCTAAGATGGCCGCAGGCGTCGGTAGCTCAATCGGATAGGGAAAAATGCCAAAATACATGTCACTTATTGACCGATTTTTTGAGAAGGTTGATAAGTCTGGTAACGATAAATTTCCAGAATGCTGGATTTGGAAAGGTGGAAGGACCAGTAAAGATTACGGTTCTTTCAAGTACTACCAGGAAAAGTCAGCGATTGGTGCCCATGTATCAAGCTATCTTTTTCATATAGGAGAAATACCAGATGGGAAGATTGTCTGCCATCATTGTGACAATCCACCTTGTGTAAATCCAGAGCATTTATTTCTTGATACAAACTCTGGGAACATGAAAGACATGGTTAAAAAGGGACGTAATGGCTCTAGTTCAAAAACACAAACTCATTGCCGCAGGGGGCATTCGTTTGAAGAATTCGGCGCATACTTACGAAAGAAGAAAAATGGTAAAACTTTCCGCACCTGTAAAGAATGCGAACGTATTGCTGCTTTCAAAAAA